TGCCATTGGAAAAAACCTCCTTTATCCTGTATGTGGGGCAGAAATAATAAATCCTGCACAGTTAAAAAATAAGTTACCATTATGACTATGGTTAACTCTTAAAATACCTGATCCAGTAGAAAATGTAATTGATGGACTAACACTACCATAAGAGTTAGAAAATAACTGGATACTGCTATTCCAACCATGGGACCTTACTCTAGTTTGTTGTACATTATCGCCACCATTATTAAGTATAGTTATAAGCACAAGACTACCTCCATAACCACTAACCAAATCTGTAGTTGTGTTTGGTGCTACTTCAACCCTTACCCTAAACAAAACTAAAGTATTAGTTAGTCCACTAGCAGCTGAAGTAGTAGTAGTTCCATTAGTACCTAAAGCTAATAACCTTCCAGCAACAGGGCTATTTTCTCTAGCTTCAATAAATGCTGATCCAAGACTGCTTACACCAAAACCAAATTTTCCACTCGAATCTATACGCATACGTTCTGTCAGACTGCCTTGATCAGGTCTGGTGCTGAAAGTTAAAGCTCCATCATGATTACCATCTGTACCATTTTCTTTAATACCTCTAATTGCACCAAAACTTACTTGCGAGGATGAACTGTTATACCTACCAGACAATGCGATCCCTCCACCAACACCAGAAGCAAAAGATGTTGTATCACCAAATACTCCCACAACGTTTTGACCACCAAAACTGGTGGCGGTAGCATTGATCTGGAAGGGAACAGTTGAAGAAGTTACACCTATCATCACCCTTCCAGACGAATCTATACGCATACGTTCTGTATTATTTGTTGAAAATTGAAGTGCTTTATTTTCTTTAACATTTAAAAAACCTTGTTCTGAACTATCTAAACCTATGTCGAAGCCATTACTGCTACCTATAGTAGTAGTTGAGTTTGTAAATTTTGCAAAAACAGAACCTGAGTCGCCTTGATGAACATGAAGATTACATTGAGGAGACGTGGTTCGTATTCCTATAGCGGTTGAAGCATGAATTGTGCCAGTGCAATCTAAAGCAGTTGCTGGAGTTGTTGTACCAATACCTACATTCCCAGTATTTGTGATTCTAAATCTTTCACTTAAAGTACCATCTTTTCTTATATCAATTCTAAAATGTGCAGTTCTATTTGGACCTGTAGAAAAATCTTCGTCAGATGTAGCTATTAATTGTACTCCAGAGGCACTTCCAGCAGGTGCCATATCTAATTTACAACTTTGGCTTGCAGCTTGGGTAGAATTATCTATTCTTAAACTTGCATCAGTAGTACCTTTAGCTGTAACAAGAGAACCTGATACGTTATCAATACGCAATCTTTCAGTACCACCAGCTTCAAATGAAATATTATCATTAGCAGGAAATCTTATTACGGTGTTTGTATCTCCCGAATGTATAATTTTATCTGTAATAGTTACATCACCATTGACATCAAGAACCGACTGTGGGCTGCTTTGAGATATTCCTATACGATCATTACCAGCATCTACATAAAATAAGTTAGCATCTGTATCGCCTTCAATTCTAAAATCTACATCAGCACCACTTTCATTAAATATTGTTGTAGCTCCAAGCTCCATTCTTTCAACACCAGCAGTTGCCACGTTAAAAGTATCAGCGGCAGAACTAAAAATACCTGTATTAAGATCATCTCTAAAAGCTAATGCAGGAGTACTTGCAGAGCCATCTTCAAGAGTTAACGTGCCATCAAGCTGTAAAAGTTCTACCCAACCATCATTTGCACTGTTTCTTATTTTTAAAATCCCTGTTGTAGTATCAGCCCACCACATATAGGCTGCTGTTGTAGAGGGCGCAGATGAACTGCTGTTATTGGTTAATATTGCTTGCAATACATTGTTAATATCACTACGAACGTTCGCACCTGTACTATTGTCTATAACATAATCGTGTGTAGCCATTTTACTCTAATTTTCTTTTAGGTTATCATAATTTAAGAGCCTCGACCAAAACCAGTTGCACTATATTTAAATTCTCTATTTACAAAAGTTTCATTACCTGATGTGTCTCTATTTTTTACATCAATATTAAAACCACTACCTGTAATCGAGGACAAAGCAAAAAAGTCGCCAGCTTGTGCGTTTTCTAATGTAATTGCAATACTAGGTAAAACAGAATTTGCAGCAACGCTAGTGCCAGATTGTCCTGTAAAAAATGTATTTGTGAATGTCACTGATTTCTGAGAAGTTCCTGAGGAGATAATTCCACCGCCACTAGCCCCTGCATTGCCAAGACTTGTCTCAGTTCTGCTTTCTAATTCTGCTGTATATCCTAGTTGATCTATTTCAATACTTTGTGCAGGGTCATCAGAATCCATTTCACATCTAAATTTAAAACCACGCCCAACATATGTTCCGTTTACAAAAGGATTAAATCTTGTAAAGTTTGCTCCATAAGTACAAGCCGTTCCAGCAGATATTGTTGCACTTGTAGCTGAAGTAACAGTAAATGTATTATCTGTCTTTGATGTAATTTCATAATTGCCATCTGTAGCAGAACCAGCAGTAAATGTAATTACAACAAAATCTCCTACAGAATATCCATGAGAAGTCTTTGTGATAGTAATGGTTGTGCCACTCTGTCCGTAAGTTGCTGAAGTAGATAAGTCAGGATCTAAGTCAGTTGTTGCAACTAATAATGATGCCCCAACATCAAATGCTGTAGCAGCGTCAAAATCAGTCCAAGTATCAATGTTTCCTGTTCTTCTATCTATTAAATCATTAGGATAAAAACCCTGCGTCACAAAATGTCTGCGTAATCTTAAAGGTTGTTTTCCTCCTAAATCTAAAGTATTTGCAAACTCATATGAGCCACCAGTTATATCAACAGCACCAATAAAGTCAAAATCAGCAATAGAGTCAAAATCTGGCTCATCATCAAGTGTTACAAGTGAACCAAGAACAAGACCATTAACATCATCAGAGAAAAAACAATCAACTTTTGCACCAGCAAAAGGTGGTGAGTCAGTATCTTCTCTGTCTGTTAAAACTGTTAATTTTGGAAAAGGGTCAGGGCTGTTAACTATGACTGAAGTTTCCCCAGCACTAAGTCTGCCACCATCATCACGAAATTTTAAAATATATTCTCCACCATTGCCTAAGTTTGGAACAATCGACTCACTGACATTACCAGCCAAAGCTGGTATTACATCAACAGAATTTGTAAAAGTTGCTGTTCCATCACCAATATTACTGCCTCTGACTACCACGTTTCCTCCATGCACCACATCAACATCTGTTGCTTTATCAAACCTAAGTCTTACAAATTGGTCGTTAATAGGTTCAATTCTTAAGTTAGTTACATCTTGTGGAAGTGCTGTTTTTCCTATTGCCTCAAAAATTAAATCATTTGAAGTCGCAGAAAGTTGACCTTGTACGTTATAACTGAATACTTGAATTTCATAAGTTCCAAGTTGACTATTTTTTATTTCAAAATCTGGTCTAGAAACTCTCTCAGATACAAAGTTGCCATTTTCAAAACGATAATTTACTTGATATTCAATCACTCCTATAATCGGCTGCCAACTTATAAATATCTTAGAAACTGCCTGATTATTTATAGGGACAATAGTTTCTACCGCACTAAGGTTTGATGGTGGTGGTGTAAGTTCATTTAATATAGATACACTCCTAGTAGGTAAAGCTGTTCCATCTTCAATAAAAGCATATTTGCCTTCAACATAAGATAAAGCTGTAATTGAATAATTTATACCATCTTGCTCCTCAACAGTTATCACTCTGAATTTTTGTGCTTGCACTGTGGTGTTTTGCAGTAGCCATATTGTGTTTACGTTTGGAGTTTGAGAAAAAGCAGAACTTACAGTGACTACACCATCAGCAGAAATGCTAGAAACATCTTTAGTTTCTACAGTCCCATCTGGTAAAACTACACTAAATGTTGGACTGTTATCAGTTGGCAAATCTGTATTATTCACATCATCAACAGTCATAACTGTTGTCGAAGCGACAGCTTTTAATCTTCCTCCCCTCCTCACACCAGCCCTAACAGGGTCATTGATCTCGATGATTGCTGCTGGTCTTACCACTGCCCCAGCATCTATTGAAGTTGTAAAACTTACCAACTCACTTTCATTCTGTTCAGCAAATAATATTGCCCTGCCTAATCTTGCAGCTTGCCCTCTTGATGTGCAGCCAAAACCCTTAACTTGTTTTGTGATTATTCCAAACTTACCCTGTGCTGTAGTATCTTCAACAACTTCATAATCTATCTCTTGACTATCCATATTGAAATATGAAACAGCAACAGCAGTATGTCTTTGTTTTAAACTGCTACCAGAATAAGAAAAACCATCAGAGGAAATATTGCTTAAATTAAATAAATAACTTGCATCTTTTGGAGAATCTTGAGCAATAGTAATTGTTCCAGCAGACCATATCGGCATACAACGCATTACCCCTGCAAGCTCATTGATAAGGTCAAAGGCTTCACTTGATGTTTGAATATTTACATTGCATGAAAATCTAGCCTCTTGCCCTCCTAGTCCATCATCAACAAGAGTATTAGCAAACTTACTGGCAGTCACAAAAGAAAATAAATCTAAATTACTGTCTGTTATATGATCTCCAAATCCATAGCGAGTATTAGTAAGTAAGTCAAGTAATATCATGGCAGGGCAGTTTGTATAAACAGCAGCGCCCATAACTCCATTAAATATATATCCGTCTGGATAAACTATGCGGCCTGTTGCATTATCTACAGTTGGTGTTCCAGAACCGCTTGCCCCTGCTGCTGGTATTCTTACTTTTATTCCTCTTATCCTGTATTTTCTAGATGGTATAGAACTGAACTGCTGAGAATCAAGTCTTATAGCGTTATAAGCTGAGTTCGCATAAGTTGAGGCATCATCTATTATCTCTGAAAAACTTGTCCATTGAAAAGCATCAATCAAGCTTGAGTCTGTGCTGTCTGCTGTTAGTCTTGTTACTCTTATATCTACAGGAAATGAACCTGTCACTTCAACTGAAAAATCTTTCTGGTATGCGTCAGCGGTTCTTCCAGTTACAGTATCAGTATGCACATCAGTAAAACCACCAGAATTATATTGAACAGAAATTTTAAATTGAACCGAAGAGCCTAATAAATCACCTTCATTTGTTGCTTTTTGTATTTGAGGAAATGTTATTGAAACTTTTATTCGATCAACAGAGGTATTTGTAATCTGCCTTGTAACTGGACTTGCTGCTGTGACAGTTACACCTACAGGAATTGTTGATTGACTGCTTTCTATGCCAGCAATTTTTGTTTGATCTGCTGTACCAAATCTTGAGTTGAAAGTTACATCTTGAAAATTAAAATCAGTTGTTGCTGGACTTTAAAATAGGTGTGTCATTAAGAAAGACATCTTTTAAATAAGCATTTTTATAAGCAGTTGATGTTTTGTCTGTGATACCTTCTTTTGAGGCAGATGCACTGCCCTCGATTTCACCTTCACTTATAAGATCTAAAAATGTTGCAAACTGCTTGCTGTGCAGTGTGTCTGGAGTTCTTGTCGGTTGTCTTGGTGGTGGTGGACTTGGCCTACCACCAGAACCACGAATAATTTTTCTTTTATCGGTCATACTTGAACTTGCTCCGTATCAATACCTCCAGAAATTACCACTGAGCCAGTTATTATTTCTCCATAAACCACAGGAACTGGAGTTCCAGCCCTTGATGTTTGTTGTGTGCCACTAAAGCTAAATGATAGTCTTGGGTCTTGCTCAGAACTAAACTCTGGCATTTTGGGCATTGGAAACAACATACCACTAACACCACTTAAAACTAAAGCAGCACCAATACCAAAAGCAGCTTTAGCTCCAAGAGCAGCTTTAGAAAATCCGATACCTTGTGCGCCAAAAGAAACAGCCTTTCCAGCAAAAGCACCGAAAGCTCCCATACCAACAGCTATTAAAGCACCACCAAGTAAAACTCTTCCTAAATTACCTCCAGCACCTTGTATAACAGGAACAAATTTTATTTCACTTTGACCTATCGGAAAATGTATTTCTTGTTCATCAATTTCCTGTTCATCAACTAAAACTTTATAATAACGATTTGCCATATGACTCTCTAACTGTGGAAAATTATTTATTAAAAAACTAACTGCTTGTCCAGTTGAATTTACTAATGCTTCAAATTCATTATGTCCTGTGATTTCTGCTAAATCACCATATAATTTTATTTTATTGAGCATAACGTAACCTCATGCCAGTGCATTTGAGTAGCCATTGGTTATATGGTTCCTTACAAGATATTCTATCTGCTAAATGATGTAAAACATCACCATCTAAAAAAATCGCTACATGATTCAGTCCTGTTGCCATAATTGACATAAATAATAAATCACCATTTTCTAGTTTTTCCTCTGGTCTTAGCTGCCTAAAACCAGTGCGCCATGCACATTTTTCAAACATAGGATTTTGAATAAACTCCTCTGGGGTTGTTGGTCTGTCCCAATCTCTCAATGTTATTCCTAAGTTTTCTTTATACCAGTCCCTAACTAAGCTCCAACAGTCTGTGATGCCCCAGACCCAGTGCCTACCGATCAAAGGTGGTTTATATCCTGAGGGCTTATAAAAGCCCCATTGCTCTGTTTTAGGGTTAACTATATGCCAAACAAGGCCACTCTCTTCACAACTAATCATGTCTGCTTGACTAGCTACTGGTGGGGTAACAGGGTGGCTATGAATTACAGCTAAAACTTTGCCGCTATCCTCTGCTTTTGCATAATCTTCTGGGTCAATAATAAAACATTGTTGTGAGTAACTTGATAAATTTTTACAGGGATAATATTTTTCTCTACCTTTTACATCAATCAACAAACCGCATGACTCTTTTGGGTCTTGGTCTTTCGCATGAACCAAAGCATCTTGCTTCCAAGTCATATTCTTATGCGACCAATACTAGGAAAATCTTTTCTAGTGCATTGACGTTTTGGCGCACGAACTCCAGCAAGATCTATTGGTGCAGCAAGTTCAAAACTAACAGCGTCCCTTGTTTCAGATGCTTTTCTATCTATAGAATAAATTTCTTGAGGAAACTCAGCATTTGGGTCTGGTGTGCCATAAGGGTTCACTCCTCCAGCAAAGTTAACAGCGTCAAGAAACTTTGCAAGTGTTCTTATCCTTGTCACTGTCGCACCTGTTAAATCGTTACCAGTTGTTGTTTGATTAACAGACAAAAGTATTGATGTAATAGTTCCAAGTGCATTGCTCACAGTAAGTGTAGGTCTTGGGATTTGACCTTTTTGAAAAGCAAAACCATCTGCCTCTACAG